TTACAAAGATGTTAATGAAATAACAATTAACCTATCAAATCTATTCAATCAAAAATATGAATTGAAAAGAATATTTAAATTAGGTAATACTGAATTTGGTTTTATAACTAACCTTGATGAAATTACATTAGGTGAATATACTGATTTAGATAAGTACATTGGTGATTGGGATAAGATGCATAATGCAATGGCGGTATTATACAGACCAATAACAAAGAAGTTAAAAGATAAATATAAAATAGAAGAATACAATGGCAGTTATACCTATTGTGATGTAATGAAGTTTATGCCAGTTGATGTAGCATTAGGTGCGGTGGTTTTTTTTTACAATTTAGGCAACGAATTATTGAAGTCTACGATACACTATTTGGAGAACAACAAGGAGTTTCAGAATATAGTAAACAATCACAATTTGGAAGTAAATGGGGTTGGTATTCATCATTCTATGCTATCGCTCAAGGCGATGTTAGAAGATTTGAAGATGTTTCCAGACTTCGATTATCAGTTGCATTAACATTTTTAACATTTGAGAAAGAAAAGAACCAAATAGAAACAGAATTAATCAGAAATAAATAATGAAAGGATTTTATCAAATAACAACAGCAATTAAAGACCAACTATATAAAGATATATTTGTTAATACAGTTTCTTCAGGTGATATATTTGAAATAGATTTAAATAAGCAAACTATATTTCCTTTGTCACATATAATTGTAAACAATGCACAATACAATGGCAATGTTTGGATATTTAATATATCAGTTCTATGTATGGATGTTGTAGATTTTAGTAAGACTGAACAAACAGACCAATTTTTAACAAATGATAATGAACAAGATGTACTGCATACACAACTAATGGTTATTAATAGATTATTAGAAGTATTAAGAAGAGGAAGTTTATTTGATGATTTATATCAATTACAAGGTACACCAAATTGTGAACCATTTGTAGATAGGTTTGAAAATAAAATAGCTGGTTGGACTGTTACATTTGATGTTATGGTTGCTAATGAAATGACAAGTTGCGAAAATGAATGCTAATAATTTAACATCTACAAAAGAAGTTTTAGAAGCATATAAAAAATATGTTATTCAACAAGCAAGAAGTAATTTATCTAAAGGCAATAAGAACGTTTCTAAAAGACTTTATAATGAAATTAAAGGGGAAATATTATATGAAAATGATTATTTCTTATTAGGTTTCTCAATGCCTGATTATGGCTTTTATCAAGATGAAGGTGTTAAAGGTGCAGACCCAAGTCAAGTATCAAAGAATGCAAAGATAAGAGGACAACAAGCACCAAATAGTAGATTTAAATTTAAAACTAAAAGACCACCAAGTTCATTAATAGAAGTTTGGGCAAAGCAAAGAAATATACGTTTAAGGGATGCAAAAGGAAAATATACTAAAGGCAATTATAAATCAATAGGAATGATAATAGCAAAGAATATTTGGGCAAGAGGAATTAAACCAAGTTTATTTTTTACTAAACCATTTGAAGCAGGATATAAAAAATACATAGATACTGATTTAATAAAAGCATTTGGTGACGATATAGAAACATTAATAGATTACACAATAACAAATAAATAAAATGGAAGTAATATTTGTAAGAAGCCCATATTTTATACAAGTAGATGAAGCAAGTCAACTTGAAAGTAAAGTTGAATTATTTATATGGCACAAAGGTGAAACTGAACCAGCAACAGCTACATATACTTTAAGCAAAAAAGCAGCATCAGCAACACAAACTAATAACATTTACAATATATCTAATTATGTTAAAGAGTTTATAAATATAATTAATCCAGTATTTGTTTTATCAGCTATTGAAGAAAATACAGATAATTGGTGCTATGTTAAAGTTAAAAGATATTATTCAACTACTGCTAATAATCCCTCACCAACTTTATTAGATACAACAACTTATGTTGCTTTAAATGGATATACAAATTATTTAGATGGTTATAATAATTCAGATGATAATGAATTTATACCTTTTACTGTTTTAAATCAAGCCAAAACACATAAATATAGTTTAGACAATCCTTTTTATCTTAATTTTTATATAGATTATGTAAATGATACTGATGTTTATTCAGTTGTTTATAGTGATTTAAATAATGCAAATTTTATTACTAATGAAATATTAAATGGTGATGTAGAAACACAATATGTTTTTAAAGTACCAATTACTAAAAATGATATAGATTATTTAGAGGGTAATAAAGTATCTATTGTAAAAAATGAAACAACATTAATTACTTATGTTTTTAAAACAGAATGTGAAAATAAATATACACCTATGTTATGTTCATTTATAAATAGATTTGGTGGTTGGGATTTTATTACATTCTTTAAAGCAAGAACTGAAAATTGGGAAGTTAAAAATAAAGAATATCAATTATTGCCAGATGATGTAGCTTATAACATATTAAGAGGTGAAACTAAAATGTTTAACTATGAAGCAAAACAATCTGTTAAAATAAATACAGGTTGGGTTGAAGAAAGCTACAATGAACTTATAAAAGATTTAATGACTTCAGAAACTATTTTATTAGATAATAATCCAGTTAAATTAAAAACAATGACAACTGATTTAAAAACTTCTTTGCAAGATAAGATGATTAATTACCAAATAGATTTTGAGTACAATTACAATCAAATTAATAATGTAATATAATGGAATTATATATTTACGTTGATGATGTTGCACATAGAGTTGAAATGTTTCAAGATGAAAAAGTTTCAGTAACTTCTACTATACAAAACTATTCAGATATTGGAAAGCTATTTACAGACTATTCACAATCATTTACAATACCAGCATCATCTACAAATAATGCTATATTTTCACATTGGTATGATAATGCAGTTGATAATGGATATGATGCAAGAATAAGATATAGTGCATTTATTGAAATAGAAACAATACCATTTAAACAAGGTAATGTTCAGTTAGAAAAAGCAAATAAAAAGAATGGTTATGTTGAAAGTTATACACTTACATTTTATGGAAATTTAACACAATTAAAGGATAAGTTTGGTGAAGATAAATTAAACAGTTTAGATTTTAGTTCTTTAAATCATACCTATAATGCTGCAAGTGTTATTGGTTTTATAAACACAAATCTTGGTGGTTTAACATATCCTTTAATTGGTAATACAAGAAAGTTTGATTATAATAATGCAACTATTTATGATGTAACTACAAACACAGGTGCTATTAATTGGAATGATTTATTTCCAGCAGTACCAATAACATTAATATTAGATTTTATAGAAACTAAATATGGTATAACATTTACAGGTAATTTTTTAAACTACAATCAATTTAGCAAGTTGCAAATGTTGATGAAAAATAGTGAATTACCAAGAGCATACAATGCTGGAGTTTTTTACGACCAAAATAGATTTACAGGAACTGCTACTTTCCCAGAATACAATACAACAACTGATACAATAACATTAGATTGGAATAGTAGTTATTTTCAAACAGGTTCACCACCATTTCCAAGTTATGGTGGAAATAGAAGAATAGTAATTAAATTTATTGTTACACCAGTATCACCATATTTATCAACTAATTATAAAGTTGAATTATTACAAAATGGAGTAGTAACACAAACATTTGATAATTTAATAGGAAACCAAAGTCCAATATTATTAGATGTTAGACAATCAGATAATCCAGCAAGTAACCAATATAAAATTAGAGTTTCTGCTTTAGGTGCTTTTGAATTTAAAGCACAAATTGCTTATATAAGAAGAAATGTTTATGGTGATAGAACAACAGATAGTTTTAACTATCCAAGTGGTGGTGCTGGTCAATCATTTTCAGCAATACAAAATGTTGTTAATTATGTACCAGATATAAAAGTTTCAGATTTCTTTATGGGATTAGTTAAAATGTTTAATTTAATTATCACACCAATAAATGAAACAACATTTAAATTAGAACCATTAGAACTTTATTATCAAGCTGGTCAAATAAAAGATTTAACACCATTTATTTATGCTGATGAATTAGATATTGAAAAGCCAAAACTATTTAAGTCAATAGAGTTTAAATATGAACAATCAGAAAACATTTTAAACAATGCATTTAGAGGTTTGTTTAATAGGGAATATGGTGATTTAACTTTTGATAGTGGTTCAATTTCTGAAAGTAGTAAATATGAAATTAAGTTACCATTTGAAGATATAATGTGGGAAAGAGCAACAGGTTCTAATTTTCAAACTGCTACATTATTAAACAAAGATTTACAAAGTTATACACCTAAACCAATATTAATGTATAACAATGGTCTAACTAATGTTTCTTCTTATCCTATTAAAATATTTAACGGAACTGTTTATACAAGTATAAACAACTATATAAGATTTAACAATGAAATAAATACAGGTGCTACTGATTTAAGTTATTTATATTCTATAAACTTTGGAAATGAAGTTTCATCTTGGTATTTAGTAAATGCACCACAAGGATTATACAAAAGACACTATGAGCAATATATAGCAAATCTTTATAATCAAAAAACAAGAGTTTTAAAAGCAAAAGCAAAATTAGAACCACAAAACTTAACTAACTTAAAATTAAATGATAGGATAGTAATAAGAGATAACAGGTATATTATAAATTCTTTTACTACTGATTTAACAACAGGTGAAGCAACATTTGAATTGATAAATGATTATAGAGTATTAGGTTTTGATAGTGTAGGTTATAGATTTGCAAACATAGAATTATTAAACGTAGATAATACAGCACAAGAAGTTCAAATAGATGTTTACAAAGGATTATTTGACGATGTGGAAGTTATTAGTAATGCATCAGGTTTTGTTACTTGGAGTGCTGCTGGTGGAATAAAGGACGACTTTAGTGTAACAATATCTATTGCAGCAAATTCAACAGGGTTAGAAAGAATAGAAGATTTTGAGATTAGATATTTATTAGGTGGAGATACGGGGTTAATAACAATACCAATAATACAAACTGCATAATGATAAAGTTAATATTAGAAATGCTTCAATTAGATGAGCATTACGGACAATCAGAAATAATAGAAATTGCAAAAGGTAAATATGAATTACCAACAACAATTTCAGGTGGATTAAAGCAATTTAAAAGACAAATAAAAGAAAGAAAAAATGGCAGAAACTAAAACTGTAAATTTAGAAGTTAATTCTAATTTAGGTCAAACTGAACAAGCAGTTACTTCATTAAGAAGTGAATTAAGAAAAGCCCAAGAAGATGTTGCCTTAATGTCTGAAAAGTTTGGTGCTACATCAAAAGAAGCTGTTGAAGCAGCTAAAAGAGCAGCAGAATTAAAAGACAGAATGGGTGATGCTAAATCTTTAACCGATGCATTCAATCCTGATGCAAAATTTAAAGCATTAACTTCATCTTTAAGTGGTGCTGCTGGTGGTTTAAGTGCTGTAACTGGTGCAATGGGTTTACTTGGTACTGAAAGTAAAGAAGTTGAACAAATGATTTTGAAAGTTCAATCTGCAATGGCTATTTCACAAGGTATCCAAGCAGTTGGAGAAAGTGTAGATGCATTTAAACAATTAGGTGCAGTTGTTAAATCATTTACAATAGTTCAAAATATTAGTGCTGCTGCTCAAAGAATTTGGAATACTGCAATGGCTGCTAATCCTATTGGTGTTATAGTAGTTGCTGTTACTGCTTTAATTGCTGCTGGTTATGCTTTAGTAAATATGTTTATGTCAAGTTCAGATGCATCTAAAAAAGCAGAAGCATCAAACAAAGCATTAGCAAAACAATTAGACAATACAGTAAAAAGTCAAAAAGCAGCAACACAAGAAGCAGAATTATCAAGGGATTTACAATTAGGATTAGCAAAGGCATCGGGTAAAAGTGCTTCTGAAATTAGAAAATTAGCAGTTGAATTAGCAAATCAAGAAGTAGCACAAAAAAAAGCAAATGCTCAAAGTTTATATGCAATAGCAATAGAAGCACAAAGAAGGTCTTTATTAGAAGATGCATCTGACCAAATTATAGAAACTGCTAAAAAAGCAAGAAAAGAATATGATGATGCAAATAATGCATTAAAAACATCTATATTAAATAGAAAAAAACTATTAAATGAAAATAAAATAGCAGAAACACAAGAACAAACAGATGCAAGACAAAAATCTAAAGAGAATGCTGAAAAAATAGGTCAAGAACAAATTGCAGAAAAGAAAAAAACAAACGAAGAATTAAGAAAAGCGGAAGAAGATAGAGTAAAAAATATTAGTAGTTTAGAAGAAAATTATTTAAAAGATTTACAAAATTTAAATGCTAAATCTGACCAAGAAAAACTTGACTTACAAAAGCAACGTGAACTTGCCGAAATAAATTCTCTTACTAAAACAGCAAAAGAAAAAGAAAATCTATTAAGATTATTCGAAGAAAAATATAATACTTTACAACAAGAGTTAGATGATAAAAATGCAGAAACAAAAAGGATTAAATTAGAAGAAGAAACAAAATTAAGAATTGAAAAAGAAGATTTAGAATGGCAACGTTTTCAAGAATTAACTTTACAAAAATCAGATTATGATAAGTTAATATTAACACAAAAATACGAGCAAGAATATTTAGCAGCTGAAGGAAATGCAGCATTACAAACAGAATTAAAAAAGAAACTTGAAAAAGATTTAGGTGATATTGACGATAAAGCTAAAGAAGATGAAATAAGGCGACAAGAAGAAGTAGCGAAATTAAAAGAAGAACAATACCGAACTAATTTAGATAACTTACAAAATATACTTTCGGCAGGTGGAAAAAAATTAGCAGGTGTTTCCAAGGCATTGGCAATAGCGGACATTATTAGAAGTTCATATAAAAGTATTTCCGCTACAATTTCATCAACGGGAGAGGCAAATGCAAAAGCAGTAGCAGCAAGTCCATTAACAGCCGGTCAACCATTTGTCGCTATTAACACAGTTCAAGCCGCTTTATCAATTGCATCAAATGTGGCTTCAGCAACACGAAGTATAAAAGCAATTACTTCTGATAGTACTTCAGCTCCAAGTGGAGGAGGTCAAACTGCCGGAGGTGGTGGAGGAGGTGCTGCACCAAGTTTCAATGTAGTTGGAAATAGTGGTGTTAATCAATTAGCAGAAACAATGCAAGGTCGTTCAGCACAAGCACCAATACAAGCGTATGTTGTAGCGAATGATGTAACAACAGCACAAGGTTTAAATAGAAATATAGTAACTAATGCAAGTTTAGGTTAGTTATAAGCATCATTAAGTATTAAAAACATAGTTAATGTTACTTATTTAAAACAAAATATAAATAATTTAATTTTTAAAAAAAAGAATGATGAAAAAGTTAGAAACTATTTATTTAGATATAGACGAAGATAATATTCAAGATGGGATTGATGCTATTAGTTTAGTTAAATTTCCAGCTATTGAAGAAAATTGGGTTGCATTAAATGAACACAAAGTAGAATTAAAAACTATTGATGAAGATAAAAGAATAGTTATTGGTTTAGCTTTAATTCCTGAAAAAGATATTTACAGACGTAATGGTGATTATGAATATAATATTCGTTTTTCAAAAGATACAGTTAGAAAAGCATCAGAATTATATTTAAAGAAACTTAAAATACATAATTCAACATTAGAACACGACAAAAAAACTGAAGGTGTTTATACAATAGAAAGTTGGATAGTTGAAGATGTTAAAAAAGATAAATCAGCTATTTATAATTTAAATGCAGTTGAAGGTGCTTGGGTTGTTGTTCAAAGAATAGACAATGATGAAGTTTGGAATGATGTTAAAGAAGGTAAATATCAAGGATATAGCATAGAAGGATATTTTTCTGAAAAAGCAGAATTAAATTTACAAGAAAGTAAAGAGCAAGAATTGATTGAAAAAATAAAACAAATACTAATAAATAACAAATAAATAAAATGAGTACGTTAAACAATGTTTTTAAAAAATTAGAACATACTGATAAGGTTACTAAAGTTAATTTAGAAAGTCAAAAAGTAGAATTAGCTACTATATATGATGATTTAAAAGGTGCTTTAGCAGAAGCAAATAAAGAAGTTATTAAAGCATTAGATTTAAAAAGTCAAGCTGCAAAATTAGCTGATATTTCTTTAAAAAAGAATAGAGAACTAATTAAAGAACTTGATAAAGCAGAAAAATTAATAAAAGATTTAGGTTTAGATAGTGAATTAACAAAAGTACAAAAAGCAAAAGCTGAAGTTAATGGAAATATAAATGCAATAGACACTATAATAAATAAATTGCTATCTGTATAAAACAAATACTAATTAATGTTTAACATATTTAAAATGGGAAAAAATAAATACACAAGTCCAAAAAGCTCAAAACAAGCTTGTTTATGTGATGATAGCACATATTCAGCAGAATGTTGCAAAGGTGAATTAATCAATCAAGGTATTGGTTCAACAGTTGCACAAGGCACTTCAACAGTAACACAAGTTGATGGAGTAAGAACAATGGTTAGAACAAATGGCTAACCAATTTATAAGCAATTTATAACAAATATAAATAGTATTAATTTTTAAATAAAAAATAGATGACACCAGAAGTAACAAAGATTGGTAATAAGTTATTTGACAAAGTAGAATTAGCATCACAAAGAATTGAATTAGCATTATTAGATACAATAGAAAGTGATGTTTTAGCAAATGGTAAAAGCAAAGATGCTGCAAGACAATTAATAAGAGATGCTTTTTCTAATATTTCTAAAGCATTTGAACAATATTCAAGTGTTAAAAATAGACAAGAAAATATTAAAAAAAATTCTGATAAATTTAAAACATCTATAAAAGAATTAGGAATTGAAGTTACAGACCAATTTCAAAAAAATATTTTAGCAGATTTATATATAGATAAAGAAATTGATAATTCTATAAAAGGTTTACAATCTGCAATAACTGGATTAAAAACAACTGGAGAAGTCTAATAAATAAATAAATATGAACGTAGTAAATCAAATCAAAGAGCTTTTGGGTATGGAAGTAAAACTTGCTCAAATGAAACTAATGGATGGTGTTACTGTTATTGAAGCAGAAACATTTGAACCAGAAATGGCAGTCTTTATTGTAAATGAAGAAGAAAGAGTACCAATGCCAGTTGGTGAGTATGTTTTAGAAGATGGTAACGTATTAAAAGTAGAAACTGAAGGTGTTATTGCATCTATTGAAATGCCAGAAGAAGAAGCACCAGAAGTTGAAGTAGAAGTAGAAACTACTAAAAAAGAAGAAGAAATGGCAACTGAAGTAGCAACACCAAAAAGAGTAGTTGAAAGTGTAACTAAAGAAATGTTCTTTTCTGAAATTGAAAAATTAAGAGCAGAAATTGCTGAATTGAAAAGTGTAAAAACAGAAACAGTAGAATTATCAAATAATAACATTGAAGTTTTATCACACAATCCAGAAGCTACTAATGAAGTTAAAATGAATTTATATTCTAAAAAAAGACAAGCTACAACATTTGATGTAGTATTAAGTAAATTAAATAAATAATAAAAATAAAAATTAAATAAAAAATGGCTACAACGACCTCAATTACAACAACTTATGCTGGGGAATTTGCTGGAAAGTATATTTCTGCTGCATTATTAAGTGCTTCTACTATCGAAAATGGTGGTATTGAAGTAAAACCAAATGTAAAATACAAAGAAGTAATTAAGAAAATTGCTACTGATGCAATCGTAAAAGATGCAACTTGTGATTTTGATGCTACTTCAACTGTAACTTTAACAGAACAAATTTTACAACCAGAAGAATTTCAAGTAAACCTACAACTTTGTAAAAAAGATTTCCGTTCAGATTGGGAAGCAGTTCAAATGGGTTATTCAGCTTTTGATAGTTTACCACCTTCATTTGCTGATTTCTTATTAGCACACGTTGCTGCTAAAGTTGCTGAAAAAACAGAACAAAACATTTGGAGAGGTGTTACTGCTAATGCTGGAGAATTTAACGGATTTACAAGATTACTTACTTTAGATGCTGGTTTACCAACTGCACAAGAAATTGCTGCTGATGGAACTAAAATTACTGCTTCTTCAACAGTTATAGGTGAACTTGGTAGATTAGTAGATGCTATCCCAGCTTCACTTTATGGAAAAGAAGACTTGTATTTATACATTAGTCAAGCAACAGCAAGAGCATATGTACGTGCTTTAGGTGGTTATGGTGCTTCTGGTTTGGGTGCTAATGGTACTAACACAATGGGAACACAATGGTGGAACAATGGTTCACTTACTTTTGATGGAATTAAAATATTTGTTGCTCAAGGTTTAGCTTCAACAGTTGCTATTGCTGCTCAAAAATCTAACTTATACTTTGGTACTGGTTTATTGTCAGATAACCAAGAAGTTAAATTGATTGATATGGCTGATATTGATGGTTCACAAAATGTAAGAGTTGTAATGCGTTTTACTGCTGGTGTACAATACGGAATTGTTGGTGATATAACTACTTATGGTATTACAAACGCTGCTAACTAATAATTAATTAATAATCAAATTAAGGGTGGTGAAAAAAACACCACCTTTTTTTTAACTTTAAAAATATATAAATATGGCTTGTGATATTAGTTTAGGTAGATTAGAACCTTGTAAAGATAGTTCAGGGGGTTTAAAATCGGTTTATTTTGTTAATTGGGGTGATGCTACTGGTTACACTTACGATGGAACAAATACAGATGTTATTGATGCAGTAGCTGGAACACCAACAGCATACAAATATGATTTAAAAGGTAATTCATCTTTTACACAAACAATTACTTCTTCAAGAGAAAATGGTACTACATTCTTTCAACAAGAATTAGCATTGACTTTAAAAAAATTATCTATTGTAGACCACAAACAAATCAAACTTTTGGCTTATGGTAGACCACAAGTAATTGTTGAAGATAACAATGGTAATTTCTTTTATTGTGGATTAGAACACGGAATGGATGTAACAGGTGGAACTATTGTAACTGGTGCTGCAATGGGTGATTTGAGTGGATACACTTTAACACTTACAGGAATGGAGCAAGTACCAGCAAATTTCATTGGAGATACTTTAGCTGGTGCTGGATTTACAGTAGTAGCAGGTTCTTAATAATTGTTTTTTTGTTTTTTAATTAAGGGATGCTTATGTGTCCCTTTTTTATTTTAATCCTATATTAAAACAATTTTAACTTACTTTTATTTTTAAATAAAAAGATAATGATAATTTTAAGAGAACAAGTAGAAGAACAATCTTTAAAATTCATTCCAAGAACATATTGTGCAACATCAATAGTTTTGGTAAATGAAATGACAAATGAAAGTACTACTATAACATCTGATTTTTATATAGATGGTTATTATCTATACACAACAGCTACATTTGATTTAAAAGAAGGTAACTTTTATACTTTATCAATTCTTAACAATACTGATGTAGTTTATAAAGACAAAATATTTTGCACAAATCAAGTTATTGCTAATTTTTCAATTAACGATGGTCAATATGTAGCAAATCAAACAACTAATGATTATATAGTTTATGAGTAATTCAAATATTTCTATTGTAAATTTAAGTGCTTATACAAGTCCTAAAATACAAGAAAATAAAAAACAAGGTTACATTGAATATGGTGATGATAACAACTACTTTCAATTCTTAATTGATAGGTTCTTATATTCAACTACAAATGGTGCTATTATTACAGGTATATCTAATATGATATATGGTAAAGGTTTAGATGCTTTAGATGCATCAAGAAAGCCAAATGAATATGCACAAATGAAAACTTTATTTAAGCCAGATATGTTGCGTAAAGTATGTTTAGAACGCAAACTAATGGGTATGGCTTCTATGCAAATAGTAAAGCAAAAGAATAGAATAGTTAAAGTTGAGCATTTTCCAATTCATACATTAAGAGCAGAAAAATGTAATGATAAAGGTGAAATAGAAGCATACTTTTATTGTGCTGATTGGAGTAAAGTTAAACCATCTGAAGTATTAAAAAGAATACCAGCTTTTGGTTTTGGTAATGGTAATGAAATAGAAATTATGGTTGTTAAACCTTATTTGCCAATATTCCACTATTATACACCAGTTGATTATAACGGTGCTTTAGATTATGCTTTATTGGAAGAAGAAATATCTGTTTATCAAATAAACGATGTAAAAAATGGATTTAGTGGAACTAAAGTTATCAATTTTAACAATGGTATTCCAACTGAAGAAATGCGTGACCAAATTAAAGCAGATGTTAAAAACAAACTAACTGGTTCACGAGGTGATAAAGTAATTGTAGCTTTTAATGCTAATGCAGAAAGCAAAACAACAGTTGAAGATATACCATTAAATGATGCACCAGCACATTATGAATATTTAAGTAATGAATGCTTTAATAAATTGATTGTTGGGCATAGGGTTACTTCACCAATGCTTTTAGGAATTAGAAATGGTGATGGTGGTTTAGGTAACAATGCAGATGAAATTAAGACTGCTACGCTATTATTTGATAATATAGTTATTAAACCATATCAATATGAAATAATAGAAGCATTAAATGAAATATTGTTTTTCAATGATATTAGTTTAAAATTATACTTTAAAACTATTCAACCATTAGAATTTACTGAATTAGACAATGTACAAACAGATGAACAAGTAAAAGAAGAAACTGGTTTAAGTTCACATACTTGTTTAAGTTCAGATATTGCAGATGCTTTAATTTCTAAAGGTGAAAAATTAGGTGATGAATGGACTTTAGTAGATGAGTTTGAAGTTGATTATGATAAAGAAGATGAATACGATGCTGAAATTAACTTTATAAACGAAAATAATAAAAAAAGCAAAAGTGCATTATCTAAAATATGGCAATTTGTTTCAACAGGAATAGCAAGACCAAATGCAAAAAGTCCTGAACAAGATGCAACTATTGATGGTGTGCAATTCATAACAAGATATGTTTATAGTGGTAATGCTATTGGTCAAAGAGAATTTTGCAATAAAATGATTAATGCAGATAAAGTATATCGTAAAGAAGATATTATTGCTATGGGAAGTCAAGCAGTAAATGCTGGTTTTGGAAAAGGTGGTGCTGATAATTATTCTGTCTGGCTGTACAAGGGCGGCCCCAGATGCCTCCATAAATGGCTTCGTAGAACTTATGCAAACTTTGAAGGTGTTAAAATAGACCCTACAAATCCAAAAGCAAAAGCTATTAGTTCTGCAACTGCTGAAAAGTATGGTTATAGAATTAGAAATGAAAGAGAAGTTTCTATGAAACCAGCAGATATGCCAACAAAAGGATATACACAAGAATATTGGGATAAAATGGGATTTACAAATTAAGATATGGCACAAGCATTATTTGTTACAAGGGATGATATTGTTAAGTTTACTGCATTAAATGGAAACATTGATACAGATAAATTTGTTCAATATATTAAGATTGCACAAGATACACATATACAAACATATTTAGGTACACAATTATTTAATAAACTAAATGATGATATTGTAAATGATGATTTAACAGAACCATATACAACACTTTTAACGAAGTATATTAAACCTATGGTAATACATTGGTCTATGGTAGAAGCATTACCATTTTTAGCTATTACAATAGCTGGAAAAGGCATTTACAAACATACTTCAGAAAATGCTACAAATGTTGAAAAGAATGAAATTGATTTCTTGGTAGAAAAAGCAAGGGATATTGCACAACATTACACAAATAGATTTATAGATTATATGTGTTTTAATCAAGCAGATTTTCCTGAATACAATGCTAATTCAAATGGTGATATGTACCCAGATAAATCAGCTTTTTTCACTGGCTGGGTACTATGATAAATAAGTATAAACCAAAACAAGCTAACATAAAGAAGTTAGAAATATTTTTAAAAAAAATAGAAAACAAAACTAAAGATGGGATTAAATTTTCAAAATATTAAAGGGGACACATTTGAAGAAGTAACTTTTGAGTTACTATTAAACGATGAACCATATAGTTTAGAAGATGCTATTATTAGAATGCAGTTAAGAAAAGAATATGGTGGTATTCCATTTTTATCTTTAACTTCAGTTGCAAATGCTGGTATAACAATTACAGATGATGTAAATGGTTTATTTAAGATTAATGAACAGATAATAGATATTTGTGCATATAATTACTTATATGATATAGAAATTGAGTTTGGTGATGGTACTGTTAAGACTTACATAAGTGGAAATTTTTTAATCAAAAATGATGTAACAAGATAATGAGTGATATTATAGATATAAACGTAGGTGAAACCATTGAAGAAGTTACTATTAATGTAGTTGATAATCTTATTACAGTTAATATTAATAAAGTAACAGGTGGCGGTGGTGGAACACAAACATTAGCAGAAACTTTAGATTTAGGTAATACAACTGGTGGTGAAAATATAAGTATTTCAAATGGTGATGCTATTATTTTAGACAATGGTTCAATGCTTAAAAAAGGAACTATTGATGCTGGTAATGGTGGTTCTAAAGGTATTTCACAAATTTGTGGTGTAGGATATGAGCATAAATGGGAAGCTGGTAGACTTTACATAATGAATGATGGTGGAACTATTATTCGTGAAGTATCACATAATCTTACTTATACACCAACTGCAACAGATGATGTAACTAAAGGTTTTGTTCAAAACACAAGATGGATTTTAGACAATGGTGATGTTTATCTTTGTACAGACCCAACAGAAGATGCAGCAGTTTGGGAATTAGTAAATACTGGTATTACACCAACGCTTCAACAAGTAACTGAAGCAGGAAATGAAACAACACAATCTATAAAAGTAATTAATGGAAGTCAAAATTCATTTACTTTACAATCTAACGGAATTAATTTTGAAGATATAGATAATGTTGGAAATACTCTTTTAAGATTTGAAAATACATCAGTTGCAGACCAAGAAGTTTTAGTAAGAGGTTTAAGTGGAACAGTGGCTTTGCTTTCTGATATTACAGGTGGTGTTACATCTGTTGGATTAACTATGCCAAGTGCATTTAGTGTTACAAATAGTCCTATAACATCAAGTGGTGATATTGCTGTAACAGGTGCAGGATTGGTTTCTCAATATGTTAGAGGTGATGGCACATTAGCTAACTTCCCAAATTCAACAGGTGGTGGTTCATCAGTTAATTATTATCTTAATGGTTCAGTTTCACAAGGTACATTTGGTGGTGATACTTATTATGAAATGAGTAAAACGCCAATACTTGGTGCGGGTACTAATTTTACACGAACAAATGGTCAAGGTAATGGATATATTGCATCTTTTATAACTGATGCTGGTGACCCTTCATTTTTAAATATACCTGGCGGTAATTGGAATTTAGAATTTTATTTTCAATCAAGTGCAACAGGTGGAAGCCCACAATTTTATGGTGAAATTTACAAAGTTAGTGCTACAAATGTATTTACGCTTGTTGCAAGTGGTTCAGCAAATCCTGAAGGTATTACAAATGGTACAACTGTTGATCAATACTATACTTCAATTCCTGTACCACAAACTTCATTACTTATTACTGATAGATTAGCAGTTAGAATATATGTAATCACAAGTGGAAGAACTATAACATTACATACAGAAAATGGAAATCTTTGTGAAGTATTAACTACATTTACAACAGGATTAACTGCATTAAATGGACTAACAGATCAAGTGCAATTTTTTAATGTTGGAACAGGAGCTACAAATTTTAATATATCATCAAGTGGTGATACACATACATTTAATCTATTATTCAATATAAGAAGGAATGCAAATAATTCTTCTAATAATAATATAAATTATAATGGATATGCCGTAACAGGTTCAGCAGAATCATCAGCAGTATGGACTATAACAAGATTAACAATAGCTGCAAGTGGTTCAATCACAGTAGCAACCGCTACAAACGTAGCTTGGACAAATAGAGAATCAGCAACATATATATAAAAATAGAAATTATGCCAATTACAAGTACAAATCCGATTGAAGTAGATGGAGTAGAGTATCCATATTTTATGATTAATTTAGCAATATCGCCATTAGTTAAACCAACTGACATAGGTGCAAGTGTTGCTATGAGATTAACACCTTATAGAGTTTTAGAAGATGGTAGTTCAGTAAGTTTACCCGACAATTCTATTCCTATTACTTATATGGATGTTTTTGATAGTGGAGATACAGATGCTATAAATGCAGCAGCTACAATTATGGGTGCTTTGCAAACTTTTATTAATGATAAAAATCTTTAATTATGGCTTTTAGATATGCAGTAGCAAGTGGTAACTGGAGTAATACAGCAACTTGGGATGGTGGTACATTACCAACCGCATCAGATGATGTATTTTCTAATAACTTTACAGTAACTATTGATGGAACTTTTACAGTTTTGTCAATTAGAAATACATTAAATGCAGCATTGCCTACTATTGCAGCTGGTGGACAATTTAGATATGCAAATGGTGGTAATTTAACTTGTACTGCTGCACAAGCTATTTATGTAGGTTCAACAACACCAACACTTGAAATGACTTTAGCAAGTCCTAATACTGCTACTTTTAATGGTAGTGTTTTGACAATGACTGCTACTGCAAATTATAACGCAATTAGACATTCAAGTAGTGGCACTTTAAATTGTAATGGAAATTACAGTATAGATGGTTCTACTGCTAGAGCTATAATATCAGTAACTTCTACGGGCATTCTCAATATTGTTGGAGATATTTCTTCTACATATACTGGAAGTTCTAATGGTATTGTTACTATATCTATGGCTACTGCTGGAACTATAAATATAACTGGAAATGTAACTGCTGGAACTACTACTTTTATTGCATCTTCCAGTATTAGTGTAAGTGCTGGAACTTTAAATATAACTGGAAATACAACTGCAAATAATACATCGGCAGTTTATTTAGGTGGTGCAGTTAATTATACTCAAATAGGAAATGTAAATGCATCAACAGTACAACCAGCTATTTACAATGCAACAACTGCTGCAACGATTTCTGTTACTGGAATAATAACTGCATCAACTGGAAGTCCAGCAATATATTCTGGTTTTGCTTTAATAAGTGGGTATTCATCTGGTACTTATGTAAAAGTAAGTGGTAATGTAGTTAACTCTACTAATAATATGGCTATTGTAGCACCAAGAGTAACAATAGACACAAATACATCAAGCTGGTTATTTCAAATAAGTACGGGCGGTAATAGAACTTTATACGCTGCCGGAGTAGATTTAGGAAATCCAGCAACAAGCAATGTAAGATTTGGAACTACTTATGGTGCATCAAATGAACTTACAGGAACTTTAAGAGTGCCAAGTGCTTCAAATGTTTTGAGTGGTGTTTTAACTGATAATACTACTGGAACATTATTAATGACACCAGCAGACTTTTGGAACTATTTAATTTCAAGTGGATTTACTGCTAATAGTATTGGTGATAGATTACAAAATGCTTCAACAGTAGCAACAACAGGTGGACAAATAGCAAGTTATAATATATAATTAAAAACAAATGATTTGGTTATTAGAAAATTGGGCTTTAATAGTTAGTACAATATCAATTCCAATAGCTTGGATATTTGGTGGTAAACAAGCAAAAAAAGTAGAATTAAAAAATAGCAATGGTGACTTTTTAACAAAGGTTCAAAATATCTATGATGGTTTAGTTGAAGATTTAAAAAGTGATAGGGAGGAATTAAGAGCCTGTAATGTTGAACAAAGCAAAGATATTGCAGATTTAAGAAATGATGTTAGAAGTCTACAAAAGCAATTTAATGATTTATATTTAGCATACGCAAAAGAAGTAGAAGCAAGTAAATATTGGAAAGATAAGTTTGATGATTTAGAAGGTAAATATTTGCAATTAGAAAAAGACCACGAAGCATTGAAAAAGCAATTTGAAATTTATAAAAAATCAAATAAATGATAACACAAGAACAACTGATTGCTAAATACGGAACACCAAATAAGGATGGTATAGGATATATTATACAAATAACATTACCTTATCCTATGTACTATGATGGCAAAAAAGTTACAAAAATAAGTTGCCATAAATTAGTTGCTGATAAGCTACTTGCAATCTTTAATGATATATTAGATTTTTATGGTCAAGAACAAATTAGCAAATTAAAAATTGATGATTATGGTGGTTGTTTTAATTATCGTTTAATGAGAGGCGGTACAAAATTAAGTGTACATAGTTGGGGTTGTGCTATTGATTTAAATCCAAGTCGAAATTTATTAACTGAAACATCTAAAACAGCAAGATTTGCAAGACCAGAATATAAGCAAATGATTGATATATTTTATAAACACGGATTTGAAAGTTTAGGTAGAGAAAAGAACTATGATTGGATGCACTTTCAAGTAAAAAATTAAAAGATGAAAAAAATATTATTTATTTTAGTTAGTATTTTATTTATATCTTGTGGTTCAAGAAAAGTAAGTAAAACAAATTTAGAAGAAAAGAAAGATAGTGTTTCAGTTGTTTCTGAAAAAACAGAAATAAAAACAAATGAAAATACAGAAATAAAAAACAATTCTAAAATAGATAAAACTGAAGATGAAATTATAATTGAACCAATAGACAACAGCAAAGAAATAGTTGTAAATGGTAAAACTTATAAAAACGTTAAAATAAGACACAAAAAAACAAAAGACAATAGTTTACATACAAATCAAAAGAAAGTGTCTAAAAACGCTTTAAAACAACAAATAAAGCATAATAAGCAAGTTGTTACTGCTTCAAAAGTATTTGTAGAAAAGAAAATAGAAAAAAAAGAAAGTTTAGTTAAATATTTTTATATATTATTATTAATTTTATTATTATATTTGATTTATAAATATAGATTTAAAATTATTAATTTTATTATTAAATTATATATTTAAATATTCTTGAATTAAATAAATAAATATATATTAAATTATAATATTCTTGAATTAAATAAGTTATTTATATTATATATATATATTATTAAGAAATTAAAAATAAAGAAAATAAACGTTTTTAAGACACTATTTTCAGTCAAGGTATATAATTATACTTAAAATCAATTATCTTTGTTAAAATCATATTTAAAATACGTTATATGGCTAAAGTAGCAAAGAAACCTTTAAGAAAAAATCTAATAAAAGAATTAGATACTGTTTTTAGTCAATATATTCGTTTAAGATATGCTAAAAAAGAAATAGCTGAATGTGTTACTTGTGGTAAAAAGCAACATTGGAAGAAACAACAAGCTGGTCACTTTATGAGCAGAACACATTATTCAACAAGATGGGATGAAGATAATGTACAAGTTCAATGTGTAGGTTGTAACGTTTATCATTCTGGTGAACAATATAAATATAGTTTATATCTTGGTTACAAATTATCAGAAGAATTATATATTAAATCAAAACAAATAGTTAAATTTGCTGATGTAGAATTAATTGATATGATTGATTACTATAAACAACAGGTAAATATTTTGCTTAAATTTACATAATGTTTTTTAAATTGTTTTTGTCAAGAAGGAGTGGTTTAATAGCCACTCTTTTTTTTGCCTAAATGTTAAAGAAAAGTTAAAGTTTATTTTTGTATTAATTTAATATTTAGATTTGTACCATAATTAAAAAACAAATAACAATGAAAGATTTATTAGACTACAACAGATTTAGAATTGAAACAATGCAAAACAAGATTTGCGAATTAGAAAGTTTATTAAGTACATTAGAAACTTATTGCTTTGAATTAGCAGATGAACAATGTCCAAAAGAGTACAAAACAATTATTAAAAAAGAATTATACAATTTAAAAACAAAATAAAATGAGCAAATTAATAGTTAGTTTCCCAGCTGAATTAAACTTAAATCAAAAACTATCTTTAATTCAAAAAGAATTTAAAGCAAACAAATCAAAATTTAATAGTTTTGGTAAATACAATTTTAGAAGTGCTGAAGATATATTAGAAGCATTAAAACCATTTAATGAAAAATATCAAGTATCATTTGTAATTAGCGAAAGATTAATTAATGTAGGTTGTGATTTACCAATTATGGAAAGTACCGCAACTATATTAGATAACAATGGTGTTAATGAAATAAAAGCTACTGCTTTAGTTGGTGTTGATTTATTACAAAAAGGAATGCAAGTTCCACAACAATTTGGTTCTGCTTCTTCTTATGCTAAAAAATATGCATTAGGTAATTTACTTTTAATTGATGATACACAAGATGCTGATGCAACTAATAAGCACGACAAAGAAGTAAAAGCAGAAGATGATTTAAAATGGTTAAATAAAAACACACCAGAATTTAATAAAGCTATTGAATATTTAAAAAATGGTGGTAATATTGCAACTATTGAAAATAAATATAAATTAGCAAAAGCAGTTAAAGACGAATTATTAAAAGTTAAGTAATATATTTGTAAAACTGAATAGCTGACAACAGGAAAAAAAGGTAAGCAAATTTAAATAAAAAAAAATGAGTGCAATTATTAATGTAAGTTTAAGAGTAGACAAATTACCAAAAGAAAAATTTGTATCAGGTAAAGATGGTGCAGTTTATTACAATTTTACAGTTGCTGTAAATGATGATGCTAATCAGTTTGGTCAAAACGTTTCTTTAACTGATAGTCAAACACAAGAAGAACGTGAAGCAAAAAAACCTAAAGTTTATTTAGGAAATGGTAATGTAGTATGGACTAATGGTGAAATTAAAACAGCACCTAAAAAAGAGAAAGCAACTGCATCAGTAGAAGATGATGGACTACCATTTTAATTTAATTGGGTAGTGTAAAAGCTACCCTTTTTTTAACATTATGACAAAAGAACAAAAACAAGAAAAACGTTTAATGATGGAATTTATAGTTGATGAAGCTATATTAAATCCATTAGAAAAAGTAGAATATCCTAAACCAGCAATTTCATTCGGTGTTAAAAGTTATGAAAGTAAAGATGGTGAAATTAGTTTTCCAGTACCAATAGGAACTTATGGTAACTTTAGTTTTGTACAAGCACCACCTAAAAGTAAAAAAACATTTTTTGTATCATTATTATCAGCAATATATTTAGCAGAAGATTTACCACAATTTTGTGGTGATTTAAAAGCAAATAGAAATGATAAACATTTAATTCATTTCGATACTGAACAAGGGAATTTTCACGCACAAATGGTATTTAAAAGACCATTAGAAATGGCTGGATTAAAAAACATAGATAAATATCATACATTAGCATTAAGACAATATAGTTTTAATGATAGAATAGAAATAATTGAACATTACCTTTATGACAGATTAGATAGCAAAAATATTGGTTTAGTAATTATTGATGGTGTTGCTGATTTATGTAGTGATGTAAATAATATTGAAGAAAGCAATAATGTTGTGCAAAAGCTAATGAAGTGGACTAAAGAATTAGATTGTCATATTGTGACAGTTATTCATTCAAATTTTGGAACTGATAAACCAACAGGTCATTTAGGTTCATTTTTAGAAAAGAAAACAGAAACACAAATTAGTTTAGAATTAAACACAGTTAATAAAGGATTAGTTAAAGTAAGTTGTAAAAGAAGTAGAAATGCACCATTTGAAGATTTTAATTTTAAAGTAAATAATTTTGGATTACCACAAGTAGAAGGTGCGTTTTATGACCCATTAAAAGATATATTCTGATGAAAATAAAAATTATATCAATTATAAAAAGTGAATTTGGTAATTTAAAATCAACTGAAGTAATTTGGAAATATAAAAAAAGACAACAAGTTAATTTTATAGTTGGTGATGAACATTTTACAGAAGAAGAAATTATTAATTATTTAGAAAGTATAAAAGAAAAATTATGAAAGATACAATGAAACACCACATAGAAGAATTACAAACATCAGCATCAAGAATGTTAGTTTTAAATTCAGATAATTCAATGTTAATAAGTTTCTTCAAAGATTTGAAAAATAAATTAGAATATTTGTATGAATTGAACGAAATGGATAACCAAGCAAACTGGACTGAAATACAAAATGCTTTTAATTCAATATTAAAAATAGATACAGAATTAACAGAAGTAGATTTGAAAATTAAAGTAAAAGAAGCACCAATACCAAAAGTTGGTATAGTAACAATAAAAATGTATTAGTATGGAATTGTCTACAAATAAATGGTTAGAACAGGTTGCCCAACATCATAAAGAATGGGTAAAAATTGCTAACCTTTATAAAGTAGATGATTACGCTGAAGATATTGTACAAGAAGTTTATATTGCTTTATTTAAATATGCTGATGCTGAAAAGATAATTGATGCAAAAGGTAATGTTCGTAAAGGTTATGTTTTTTTTACAATTAAAAGTTTATGTTTTCAATATTTAAATAAACGTAATAAGATTGATAAAATAGGAATAGATACTTTGTTTAATTTATCAGATAATAGCAATATTGAAGAACATAAAGCATATAATGAAATATGTTTAATGATTGATGAAGAAATTGATAACTGGCATTGGTATGATAAAAAGCTATTTAAATTATATCGTGATACAGATATGAGTATGCGTGATATTGCAAAAGAAACTAATATTAGTTTAATATCAATATTTCATTCAATTAAAAACTACAAAGAAGTATTAAATAATAAGTTTATGAATGATTACCAAGATTATATTAATAATGACTATAACAACATATACTAATGGGAAGAAAAAAGAAAGCAACAGGATTAGGTGATACTATTGAACAAATTACCGAAGCAACTGGTATTAAAGCAGCAGTTGAATTATTTAGCAAAGCAACAGGAATAGATTGTGGATGTGAAGAACGTAAAGCAAAACTAAACAATTTAATTTCTTATAGAAGAAACGTAAACTGCTTAAAAGAAGATGAATATTTATTTTTAAAAATATTATATGACAATAGGGTAAATCAATTAACACCTAAACAACAGCACACAATTAAAGAAATTTACTTAAATGTATTTAATGAAAAGTTAGATAATAGTAATTGTTCAAGTTGTTGGAGAACTATTTTATCTGATTTACGCAAAGTTTATGATACTTATGAAATAAATTAAAATTATGAAAGACAATCCAATACAATTAGAGTATTTAAAATCAGTATTACTTGCTCAACTTTTATTAGAAGCAAATGAAAGTTTAATATTTACAACACAATACAGACAAACTATTAAGAACTTAATTAATAGATTGAATAAAGAACTTGAACAAGTAGTGTTTGAAGAATATACAAAGATTTATAAAACAGACCCAGAAATGACTACAAACATTTTAAGAAGCATAGAAAGCATTATAACTAAACTGCAAACATCAACAATAGATGAATTAGTAATGATTGATGCAGTAGTTGATAAATACAAAGAAAACAAAGAATGGTTTATGGAAAATGCTAATGCTGAATTTTTAAGAATAGATGGCTAAAGTTAAACAAGAAAAATATATAAGAACATCTGAAGAAATATATGCTATGTCTAATTGTTGGAAAAATGATTTAGCATATGTTATTAAACCAATACCAAATTCAACTAAATTCAATGTAATAAAGTATCAAATTAGTAATTACAAAGAAATATTTTATTTAAAAGAAAACGGGAAAAAAGTTGAATTTACTGAATATGAAGCATTAAAAAAAACAATGGAATTATATAAGTTTCACTCAAAAAGATTTACGCAATGATAGGAGTACCATCACACTACAACAACCAAAAAGAATACGATGTTATAGACTTCATAAAAGATTATAATTTAAACTTTAATGAAGGTAACGTAATAAAATATGTAGCAAGAGCAAAACACAAAGGCACACATATAAAAGATTTAGAAAAAGCAATAGATTATTTGGAAAGAGAATTATTATATTTAAGACAACAACAAGAACAATGGATAGAACAAAACAAATAAAGTTTGATACATTAGAATTAGAATATACTTTAAACTATTTAATTAAGAAAAGAAATTCATTATATTTAAAAGGTTTGAATGATGAAAAGATAAACGATAAAATAAGAGCAATACAATACAGATTAAGGATAGTTTAATAGCTATCCTTTTTTATTTTAAAATGTTAAAGTTTTGTTAAAATTTTAATAACTTGTTTATAATTAAAAAATAGTAGTATATTTGCTAAACAATTAATAATTAAAAACACAAACATTATGAAAAATTTATTAAAAGAATTTGCATTAGCATTATTATTATGGATTACATTTTTTACTTGTACAGTATTAATTTTAAAACTTATTTAATATGACACCAGAAGATAAAAAAGAATTAGACTTTGTATTAAAACAAACAACAAGAATTTTAATTGGTGCATTAGTAGCAGCATTAGTATTATTAACAATAGCAATTATAAAATTTTAAATTATGAAAATAGAAATTATTAGAAAATTAGATATACTTTTAGATTTACAAAGTGAAGAAAATACACATCAAATAACTTTACTAAAATCAATTAAACAAGATTTAATTAATGAATGGAATACATCAGATATGTATGCACAACAAATAAGAGAAGTTTTAGATATGGATAACACTTATGATTTATTAAACAACATTAAAATTAGATAATGAGAACATATTTAAAAAAAAAATACGATTGTTCAACAGGATTAAGTTATTGGAAATTTAAAATTAAAACAATAATTAAACAACCATTAACAAATGAAGAAGTATTTGAGTTAGAAGAAATAATAGAAACATATTTAAATAATATAGAAAAACAATGATAACAACTTTTGATAACAAACAATGGGATAAACAAGAACTATTAGACAATATGTATGATGATAGTTTTTATTATGGATATTTAGGTAAAAATGCTTTGAGTAGTTCATCAGCAAAAATGCTAATATCTTCACCTAAAACTTATAAATACGTTACACAATATGGTTCTGAAGAAAGTCAAGCATTACGTGATGGCAAACTATTTCACACAATGATATTAGAACCACATAAGTTAAATGATTTAGTAATTGTAGATGTAGCAACTAAAGCTGGAAAAGAATACAAACTGGCAAAAGAACAAGGTTTAGAAGTTTACACAAGAAAAGAATATCAAGATGCTGAACGTTTAACTGATGCTTTATTAAAGAACAATGAAGTTATGAGTTTAATGAGTAAATCACAAACAGAAATTCCAGCTATTGAAATGATTGATGGCATACCATTTAGAGCAAAAGCAGATATATTAAAGTCAAATATGATTATAGATTTAAAAACTACAAGTGGCATTAAAGACTTCAGATATAGTGCAGACAAATATAGCTACGATTTACAGGCATATTTATATAAAAAGATGTTTAATGTTAATGACTTTATTTTTGTTGCAATAGACAAAGGAAGTTTGGATATAGCAATTTTTGAATGTAGTGATGAATTTTATGCTAAAGGTGAAGCAAAGTTAGAACAAGCAATATCTAACTATAAATACTTCTTTGGTGAAGAAGATATAGATTTAAATCAATATGTATTAAGAGGTATATTATAGTTAAAAATTTGTTAATTAATTTTATATAATTAAATTAAATAATACTTTTACAAAGTAATTAAAAATAAATAAAAATGAATATTTTAGAAGAAGCAAACAAAATTATTAATTTACGTTCAGAAGAAAAAGAACGTATGTATGGACCTTTTGAGGAAGGAATGGACAGAGCTGCCTTAATACTTTCAGGTATGTTAGGTTATGAAGTAGATGCTATATTAATATATAAAGCATTAATAGCATTAAAATTATCTAGAGAGTCTTATAATCACAAAGAAGATAATTTACTTGATACAGTAGCATATTTAGGAAGTTTAAACAATTATATAAATAATAAATAAATAAAAAAAATGGAAACAAAAAAGTACAACACAACAGATTTAGACCCTCAAACAACTTTTGAACGTCACGTATTTCACAGAGACCAATTTGCTCATTATTTGAGATGGACTCATATTTTAAAAGAAGCTAAAATAGGTGAAAAAATAGTAGATTTTGGTTCTGGAAAAGGTAATTTATTAGAAGTTTTATATCGTAATAAATTTAAATGTGATAAATATATTGGTATTGATATTCGTAATAAAACAATACTTTCTGCAAATGAAAAATATAAAAATGTAGAATGGGCAGAATTTTTAACTGAAGATTTAGTTAATCCACAAAATGGTATTAATTTTTTAGATTTTAAAGCTGATAAAGTTTGTTCATTTGAAGTTTTAGAGCACGTAGGAAAACAAAATGCTGATAAATTTATGGAAAATTTTATTAATTGTGGTAATGAAAATGCTACTTATTATATAAGTACTCCTAATTTTGATGAAAAAGTTGGAGCAGCAGGTAATCATACTTACGATAGTGGTGACGGTAGAGGTGTTGCAATACAAGAATTTTCTTATGAAGAATTAAATAATTTATTTAATAAACACGCTAAAGTAGTAGATTCTTTTGGCACATTTGCTTCAATAAAAGATTATAAACCTTTTATGAATGAATGGCAAACACAAATGTTTGAACATTTAAAAAAATACTATGATTCAAATTTAGTTAGTAATTTAATGGCTCCATTTTTTCCTGAACATTCAAGAAATACATTATGGATTTTAAAAAGAAAATAATATGGAATTTAAAAATGCACAAGAAGCATTTGAATATTATTATGATTTAATAATAGCAAAAGGTTTAAAATTTGATAATACTAAAGCTTTATTTAATATAGGATTTGAAATATTAAATCCATTAGATAATAGTATTAATACTAATTTTAGAGATTGGAATGATAAATATGCTATTAGAGAATGGAATTGGTATTTAGAAGGAAATCCAACAGGAACTGAAATTAGTAAATTTGCACCTATATGGAAAAATATGATGGATGAAAATGGTAATGTTAGGTCTAATTATGGTTGGCAATGGAAAAGAAATAATCAACTTGATAAAGTTATTAATTTATTAAAACAAAAATCAGATACAAGAAAAGCAAGTATTTCAATTTATGATGGAAAAGAAATAGATACTTATTATAAAGATACTCCTTGTACATACGCCGTTCAGTTTACTGTATTAAATAATAAATTAAATATGACTGTATTAATGCGTTCTAATGACTTATGGTATGGATTTTGTAATGATCAATATTGTTTTAGTAAACTTCAAGAAATGGTTTCTAATGAATTAAATATTCAAATAGGTAATTACTATCATTTTGCTCAAAATCTTCACTTATATAATGATTTTTTAAATAAAAAATAATGTATTACATATATCATATTAAAGGTATTAAAGTTGGATGCACAAAAAATTTAAAAAGCCGTGTGGAAAAAACACAAGGATATAAAGAGTATGATATATTAGCAACAACAGATAATATAAAACAAGCATCTAAATTAGAAATACATTTTCAAAATATATTTAATTACAAAAAAGATAAAAATTCATATTTACAATTAATGATTAATAAAAATAAAAAAATTATGAGCAAAATGATTCACATAACAGAAAGAACATTAACATTTAAAGGAACTGAAGATAGTAAATTAACAGGATATAAATTCCCTATGTTGGTGGAATTATTAAATGGCAATCATATAGAGTTTGATAATAAAACGATAGAATGGATTATTAAAAATAATTCTAGTTCACAACACAATAAAGAAAGATTTATATACATAGATGCTTTATTAAATTACTTAAATGCTAATAAAGAAAATGAATTAGAGATATTTAATAATATAAGAACTTGGGCAGAACAAAAAGGTATATTTGAAAAAGGTGATGTTAAAACACAATATATTAAATTACAAGAAGAAGCAGGTGAATTAGCTAAAGCTTTATTAAATAATGATAAGGAAGAAATAATTGATGCTATTGGTGATTGTGTTGTTGTTTTAACTAACTTATCTAAATTAGCAGGATATAATATAGAAGATTGTATTCATAGTGCTTATAATGTTATATCTAAAAGAACAGGTAAAATGGAAAATGGAACATTTATTAAAGACAAATAATGAATGATATAGCAACAGAACATTATAATATAACCTTATATGAAATAGAACAAGGAACTTCTATTGCACATTTAAGGTTAATATTAAAAGAGTATGAAGCAGCAGAACTATATGAAGAATGCCAAGGTATACATTTAGCAGTAGAAATAGTATCATTCAATATATTAACACAACTAATAAAAGAAAGTAAAAAACAAAAGATAAAAATAAGATGGAAACGCAAATAACACTACAACTAAAAAAAACAATACAAGAAATAACAGGTGTAGATATAAATCAAATATCACGCAAAAGAGAAATAATAGAAGCAAGGGCAATCTATTATAAGATATTAAAGCAAATAGATAAAAAGAAGTCACTACAATCTATTGGTGCTTCAGTAGGAAAAGACCACGCAACAGTTCTACATTCATTAAAAAACTATGAAATGTTTGAAAAGTTTAATCCAACATTAAAACTATTCAGGAAACAAATATTGCAAAGATTAAATTATGCATCACCAGAAATAGTAGATTTGTCTAAAGATGAATATATACAAAGTTTACAATTAGATGTAATGAAACTAACTGATGAAATAGTAAACTTGCAAGAAACAATTACTAACCTACAAAAACCAAGAAACAATTACAAAATAGTAAACAACATAGAAACACTATTATTAGAAACAGAAGGTAAAGAACACCAAGAAATAATTATAGAAAGATTACAAGCAGTTTATAGAATGAATAAAAACATTAAAATTTAATAAGATGAGAATAGAAACAAACTACACAGACAAATTTAGTTTAGGAATTGTAATTGGTAAAAATGAAATATCAATAGCAATAGCATTTATAATAATAGATATAAAATTTTAATTATGGCAGATATAGCAAAATGTAATGATAGTTTATGTCCTTCAAAAGATTACTGTTACAGATTTACAGCACCAGCATCAGAAGTATGGCAATCTTATGGTATATTCAATAGGGAATGTGATGCAGTTAATTGTGATATGTTTTGGGCAAATGGTAAATGTAAATACTGCAATTTAGAAAATGATAATCACAAAATGAGTTGCCCAATAATGAAAATACAAGTGAACTTATGAAACAAAAAACACTTAAAGATGCTGCTGAAAGATATGAAAAGTATTCTGAAAGATTTGATAATGATAAATCTGCAATAGGTAATCCTGAAACTTGGGGTAAGAGAGTTTTAACTGAAGAAGACATTTTTAATCAAAGAGACATTGATGCTGTAACTGATTATATTGGTAAAGAAACTTCTAAACAAGAAACACTTGAAGAAGTTGCTGAAAATTATGTAAATAGTTTTGAATTTGGTATTGCACATCCAAGAAGAGTTGCTAAAAATGCTTTTATAAATGGTGCTAAATGGCAACAAGAAAGAAGTTATAGTGAGGAAGATATGATAGCATTTGGAGAGTTTATATTTAAACATACTTTATTAGCACATTCCAAAGGAGTTAAAAATTTATTTGAACAATTTAAAAAGAAATAGTTATGAAATATATTTTAGTAATAATAGCTTATGAATTTATAAGAGAAAAATTAATATCTTTATGGTATTACTTAATAAAAAAAGGAAACGAATGACACATAAAGAAAGAGCAAAGATACTTTACAATAAGTATAGCAAAGAATATAATAGATTTGTTGTAAGTGGTTATATCAAACAAGGTTTAGATGAATGGAAACAAATAGCTATTGAATTAGGTAAGTTGTATAAACAATAAACAAAAACTATTATTTTTAAATTAATAATAATTACTTTTTTAATTATGGAAGATAAAAGAAAAAATAATGGTGGTCACACAACTGCTGGAAGAAAACCAAAAGTAGAAGAAGAAAAAGTAAATAATATATTTCTTAAAGCATTAGGTGAATTGTACAATAAAGAAACAGAAGATGAAACTAAAATAGCTTTTGTTAAAGATACATTAATGCAATCACAAAGAGGACAATTATTTATTGCTGAACATATATTTGGTAAACCAAAAGATATTATAGAAGCTACTCACAATGTAAATGATTTTAATATAAAAGATATATTTAAAATTGGAAATAAAACTGAATGATAAATATAATCTATTAGGAAGTGATAGTAGATATTTTGTAATTACAGGTGGTAGGGGAAGTGGTAAATCATATTCCCTTAATTCATTTCTATTGCTTCTTACTTATGAAGTAGGACACGTTATATTATTTACAAGATATACATTAACTTCTGCAAACGTTTCTATTATACCTGAATTTATAAGTAAGATACAATTAGCTGATTTAAGCAACGATTTTTATATTACTAAAGATGAAATCATAAATTTAAAAACAGGGTCTAAAATCTTATTTAAAGGTATTAAAACAAGTAGTGGAACACAAACTGCATCTTTAAAATCATTAGCTGGTGTTACAACTTGGGTATTAGATGAAGCTGAAGAATTAACAGATGAAGAAACATTTGAGAAAATAGATTTTAGTATTAGAACTAAAGGAATACAAAATAGAGTTTTACTAATATTAAATCCAGCAACAAAAGAACATTTCATATACAAGAAATTCTTTGAAGATAAAGGTGTACAAGATGGAAGTAATTTAATCAAAGGTGATACAACTTATATACATACAACTTACCAAGATAACATAGAAAACCTATCACAATCTTTTATAAATCAAATAGAGAATATAAAGGAACGTAGACCAGAAAAGTATAAGCATCAAATATTAGGTGGATGGTTAGATAAAGCAGAAGGAGTTATATTTACAAACTGGTCTATTGGTGAATATAAACAAATAAGTAAATCTGTATTTGGTCAAGATTTTGGTTTTAGTAATGACCCAACTACATTAATAGAATGCAATATAGATACTTCTAATAAACGAATTTATATAAATGAACGTTTCTATTTACCTTCATTAACAACATCGCAGATATACAATTTAAATAAGCAACATTGTTTAGATAGTTTAATAGTAGCTGATAGTGCTGAACCAAGATTGATAAGTGAATTACAAACAAGTGGTTTAAATATAGTACCAGCAATTAAAGGTCAAGGTTCTGTAACTTATGGAATATCTTTATTACAGGACTATGATTTGATAGTATCACCAGAAAGCATAAACTTAATTAAAGAGTTAAACAACTATTGCTGGTTAGAAAAGAAATCTAATACACCAATAGATAATCACAATCATTTAATTGATGCTTTAAGATATGCAGTTAGTTATCAATTAGAGAACCCAAACAAAGGAAATTACTTTATATACTAATGACATACGGACAAATAATAGCAGCTATTCAATGTTATATTCATCACGTTAAAGGTGTTGAAGTTCAGATTAACTTACCAAGAAATGTAGGTGAAATTAAAAAGATGCAACAAATGTATAATATAGCAAGTGCTTACCTTTCGTAGTAACATAAGTATTAAAATTAACGTTTATATTGACACAAAAGGTAATGATATGAAAGAAGAAGAAGATATATTTGAATACATAGAATTTGAACCAGCTGATACAAGATATGAAATTATATCTATGTGTAATAGTGCTTTAAATTCAGTAGAAGGATTTGATACAGGTATGACTTCAAAAGAAGATACATATAAAATAAAAGAAATAAGAAGAAAGTGTTTAGCTTTAATTGATTTACATATTGGAATGATATATGATGAAAACTTTTAAACGTAACTTATAAGTTACTATGTTAAAAGAAAGTTAAAATGTATTTTATTTAAAACAAAATAATTAGATTTGTATCAAATAACAATCAAATGAAAACATATATGACAAAGTATAGAATAACTTACTGGACACAAAGAAATGATGAAAGCACAGATTTAGAAATTATTATAGAAGCATTAAATGAAGTAGATGCTATGAAACAATTTTTAGATAAAAGATTAGTATATCGTAAAATAGAAAGTATAGAAGAATTGGTTTAAATTGAGTTAATAATGGTTGAAGAAAGACTTGCAGAAATGTAGGTCTTTTTTTTGTTTTAATTGCAAAGCAATTTAGTTTAATACAATTTAGACTTTATTTTATTTTTAAATAAAACAAGAAATGAAGTTACAGATTACAATACCAACAAGTTTAGAAGAAATAACATTAGAACAATATCAAAAGTTTTTATCTATTGCAAAAGATAATCCTGATGGTGAGTTTCTTCAGCACAAGATGGTAGAAATATTTTGTGGTATAGATTTAAAAAATGCTGCTAAAATAAGTTACAAAGATGTTAATGAAATAACAATTAACCTATCAAATCTATTCAATCAAAAATATGAATTGAAAAGAATATTTAAATTAGGTAATACTGAATTTGGTTTTATAACTAACCTTGATGAAATTACA